GGGCAGTATCAGTTTGCTATACAGCAAGCTCAGAACGCGCAAATAGGTAGGATCGGGACACAACCAGCCCAAATGGGTGGGGTACAAACTCAGAATATGCAGCAGTGATTGGCCTATTACTAGCATTAAATTTTATTATGCCAGACAATCAAGACAGTTATGCCTTTGCACGTCAAAGAGCAAGGGATAAGTTTAATCAAGAACTGTACGAGCAAATAGCTTTGCATGAGGGTATAGAAACTAGTGTGTACAAAGACACTAAGGGCAAACGTACTATAGGCATTGGGTTTAATTTAGATGAACCTTCTAATAGGAAAAAAGCAGAAGCAGTCGGACTTGATATTCAGGATATGCTTTCTGGGAGAACTCTTTCCGATAAAGAAATAAAGATGCTGTACAACGAGTCCATTAAGCAAGCGGCTAATGACGCTAATGCTTTTTTACCTAGAGCTGGTAAGCAACCACCAGTAGTTCAAAAAGTTTTAATAGACATGGCATTTAATTTAGGTTTAACTAAATTGAATAAATTTAAAAATATGCGAGCAGCGTTGCTAGAAGGCGATTACAATAAAGCTGCTGACGAGATGGTAAACAGTAAGTGGTACGGTCAAGTGGGAAATCGATCTAAAAGACTAGTAAAAATGATGCGATCCGCAGCACAATGAATATAGAAGACGACTTAAAGACCCTATCTCACCACGAACATTTTGCAAGATTCATTCAGCTTATTGACTCTCTTCGAGAAGAGTGCATAGCTGAGATGCACGAAGCTAACACAGAGAAGCTTCAACAACTTTCGGGACGGATAATTACTTACGACCAGATTCTGCAAATGGTTAATTGGCAGAGTCTTCAAAAGAAATTCTCATCTGTCCTATAGCACAAAAAAAGTGTGCTATAATTAGGCTTCGCCATCGCTCGGCGTTAAGGAGTGGAAACAATTATGTCTAACGAAGTTATCACGGTTGACGCTGAAACCGAACAAAACTCAGTGGAAAATATATCAGCGGAGGATTTTGTCATCCAACGCTTAGAACGCCTTCAAGGAGGACAACCTGAGAACACTCAGGAAGTTCAAGAGGAAGAAGTTCTAGAAGAAGCGGTTGAATCCGAGGAAGAAGTTATTCAGGAAACTGAGAGCGAATCTTTCGAAGAAGAGACTGGAGATGTTCTTTCACAGTACAACTTAGATGATTTATCTGAGGATGAGCTTAAAGATCTTGCTGAAAAGCTTGGTAGTAGAGCTGTAGCTCGCTTTGGCGAACTTACGGCTAAACGCAAAGCAGCAGAGGAAGAGCTTGAGAGAGTAAAACAATCATTACAACAAGATCCTTTGAAACAGGAAACGGAAGATGTCCAAGACAATCCGTTTAGCGATGTTCAGGATATTAAGTCATTACAAGAAAAGGCTAAGGAGATAAACGATATTATCGAATGGGCCGAAGATGTTTTATTTGAATCAGACGATTACTCCGCTCACGACGAAGTTACTGAGCTAGATGGCAAGAAAATGACTAAAGCAGAAGTAAGATCTGCTTTAAAGAACGCTCGCAAATCTAGGGATCTTTATCTTCCCGACCAACTAAAGAAAGTCCAGAGGAACGAAACTGCTGAATCCTTGAAAAAGGAACTTGGCACTAAAGCTCTTCAGGAATTTCAATGGTTGAAAGAAGAAGATAACGAAACCAGGAAGGCGTTTTTTAGCATTGCTGCAAACAAAGACTTGCAGAAGGTGTACAAACAATACCCAGTGCTAGGAGCAGAACTTCCTTATATGCTGGCTCATGCAGTAGACAGTATGTACGCTCGTAGAAGTGTACCCAGTACTACTTCAAAGGCAACAGGCAAGCCCAAGATTAGTCCTCCCAGAACCTCTGTTCCTTCTTCTGCTATGCCAGAACAAGGTCAGCGTAAGTCTTCTAAGGTACTACAAGATCTTACTTCACGCTTTAAGAAAAGTGGCAAAAAAGATGACTTCATTTCATTACGAACCAAACAATTAGCTAGAAAATAAAATGGCATTCTCAAACACATACGATACGACTAATCCTGGTTCTGGTGTTTCCAATCGCGAAGACTTGACTGATGTCTTGACTATCCTCGCTCCTGAAGAAACTCCAGTCCTTTCCTCTGCTTCCAAGCAAAAAGCATCCTCAACATTCGTTGAGTGGACGGTAGACGCTTTGTCTGCTCCTTCAACTGCTGGCATCCGTGAAGGTGCTGACGTTACTACGTTCACCGATCAGTTTGCAGGCCGCGCTCGTCTTGGAAACTACATCCAAAAGTTCCGCCGCGACTACCAGGTTTCTGATCTTCAGGAAGCTGTTGACAGTGTTGGACCCGCTAAGATTGCTCAGGCTGAAGCTAAAGCTATCCGTGAAATAAAGCGCGACATCGAAGCTACCCTCTGCGGTACGCAAGATCGTGCTGCTGAAGACGGATCTAGCACTGCTTACGCTTTGCGTGGTCTTGGAGACTGGATTGACTCCGCTGGTCCTGCTGATGTTCCTTCGGGATTCCGCACTCCTGCTGACAGCATCCACGCTGCCGCTGAAGGTGCTTTCACGGAAACTGTGTTGAATAACCTCATCACTTCTATCTTCCGTGAAACGGGAACCACGAACAACCTCACGATGGTTGCTGATACTGCTGTTCGCCGCATTATCTCTGACTTCGCTCGCACTGCTGGCGTAAGCGGAACTGATGCAGACAGCGTTCGTACCGTTAACTACAACGGTGAGTCCGCTCAGATCAAGTTGAGTGTTGAGTTCTATCAGTCCGATCACGGAATGGTTACGATTGTTAATGGCAATCCTGACTGTATGCCTGACACGACCAACAAGGACTACGCTTACTTGCTCAATCCTGAGTACTACGGCATCCACGAGCTTATCCCAATGGGATCGACTCGCCTCCCGAATCAGGGTGGTGGTGAGCGTGGCTACGTTGATTGCGCTTTGACCCTCGGTGTTTACCACCCACAGGCTCACGGTAAGATCGAAGAAGTAGCGTAAGCTTTTGTATCATATACTTAGTTTTAGGGGAGGTTGGGCCAATCCTGGCCTCCCCTTTTTTAAACATGGAAATAATTACTAAGCTACCAAGATATTCGGATGGGGAAATAAACAAGGCTTTTATGAAAGAAATCCATACAGGTTTCAAGATGGAGAAAGCCAAGGAGCAAGATAGAATAAATCAAGCTGCTAAAGAAGCCAAAACAAACGTAGGTAAGACTCATCCAATACTAGGCAAGTGCGTAGCTAATATGCCTGCTCGTGATTATTTTAGATTAGTAAATAAGTACGGACACGACACTGTGAACAGTAGAGAGTTCTTACGATATTTTAATAAAAAGTTTCCTGAGCTAAGTCCAAATAGAGCTTAATGCAAGTAAAGTACAACAGAGACTTATACGACTTAATATCAGCTTTAGCTGGAGTATCTTCATTTACTACAAACGAAAAGACTCAGCTTCTTAATTTTGCTAAACGCAGAATGTACGAGGCGTACCAAGCTACTCCAATGTGGCCTCGGTACTTAGTTGTAGGTGAAGAGAGGACAGTATCTAGCTCTGTAATTGCGTTCACTCAAGCAAGCAAAAACGATATTGCTGAGTTTATACGCATTCACCGGACTCAGCCTTTCCTTAGGAACTCTGCTTTAGAGTTCGAATTTTTTGTACAGTCAGATGGCGCTCATATCCTTAACCTAACAACTGCTGATGCTGACTCTGCGTTTGTTACTTACAAGAAGGAGCTTACTGACATTCCTAGTACCTGGGATCTTGATGGAGACAAAAGTACTCAAGAGATTCCTTTAGAATTTTTTTACTACGTTGCCCACAGTGTTTATGCTGACTTCCTTAGAATGGATGGACAGCATGACAAGGCACTAGTTGAAGAGCAAGTAGCTGATAAGTACCTAGCTAATGAGCTAGAAAAAACCGACCAGGTTATGAATAACAACACGGTCAAAAAACGATTTAATACATACGTCTCTAACCAATCTAGATAATGAACTCAAGAACCTCCAATCTATATATCGGGAACGTAAACCCGAACGGCACTCCAGAAAACCTTTCTGTACCTACTACTGGTACTGGAGTAGCATTTGCTACTTTTCATACAGACACTGATTACGTCCTGATTGATATTCAGGATAATAATGTATACGTTACGTTTGATGGATCTGCTCCCACTGCATCCAATGGTCATCTTCTTGTAAAAGAACAAGGCCTTATTGTGTTAAGCAAAAACGCTGCTAAATCAGCTAAGTTTTTGGCAATAGGTTCAGCAGCAGTAATACAAAGCACTGAATTTGTGGACTAATGAGGACACTTGGCTTTCAGATGATTAACGAGGGGCTGATGCTTACTCGTGCTGGTTATCGTATTTTATTGGGAGCTATTGACTCATTGGGAGACGTTTATTTTAGGCCTGGTGGAGTGGATCAATATAAACGCCCTGGTGGAACAGACCTTTACTTAAGACCTTAATAATTAAATCAAATGGCAGACGTAACTCTTAGTACAAAAATTGACAACTTCCTAACTGAAACATCGCAGTTTGCTACAGGCTTGACGGCTAGTACTACGCAAACCCAAGCTGGTGGTTTGGCTTTAACTAATGTCACCAATGACATTACTACAGTGGCTAATCCAAACGATGCAGTGACTTTACCAACAGCAGCGGTAAACGATGTAGTAAAGATTTACAACAATGGTGCAAATGTGCTACAGGTATTTCCAGCTGCATCTGACAATCTTGGAGAGGGCGTTGACGCAAGCACAACCATTGAACCCGCAGAGGTTGGAGTGTTTACGGCTAAGGACTCAACTAATTGGATAAGCGTTATTTCAACTCCGAAGAATGGCGTAACAATCCATACCACATCTGGAACCCTAACACGGACCCAAATGAGCGATGGACACTGCAACTATGTTACTGGAGCCGCAACACTGACTATGTTAGCGGTTGACGCTGATACGGACTTTGAAGTTATTACCAATGGAGCGGTTGCAGTAAGTGTAGACCCTGATGCTTCCGATCTTTTAATTTTGGATGGAACCACACTAGATGACGGAGACAAGATTACGAATACCAGCACGACTGGAGATTCTGCTAGAATCAGATTTTATGACGCAACGGGAGCATTTGCTTCAACTAACGGTTGGACAGATGGAGGCGCATAGATATGAGTCATTCATCTGGGCTATTTAGTGTAATTGCTAGGCAGAATGCAATTATTCTTCCTTCCTATAATGTTGTTCAAGCAAACGCCGTCAACGGCGAAGGTGCCAGTCTATCAAGCATAACGGCTACTTTACCATCGACAGCAACATCAGGTAATCTTATTGTTGCGGCGGCATCGCTGAGGCTTAGATCTGCAACAATAACTTTTAGTGGTTCTGGATGGACATATATTGAACAAAAGGACTTATCATATCCTAGTGCGTCTATTGCTTACAAAATAAGCGATGGAACGGAAACTTCTGTTACTGCAAGTCACTCAGCATCAGTTCAACGAATGTCTATAAGTGTTATAGAAATTGAAAATGTTCAAACAGGTTCGATTGATACTACTTTTACAGACAACGGAATTTCGACAACTGGATCTTTTTCAACAGGCACTATTAGTGGTCAAACACAATTTCCACAGATGGCTTTAGGCATATGGGCTGGCGATGACGATGGAACAGTTGATCCAGGAGCAAGATCTTATACATCTGGATACACCGAGATTGCTGCCGCAACTACTCGTCCCTCAACAAGTAATCGAGCGCACGTTATTATGGCTATAGGAACAGTTGAAAGTGGCAACGGAGAGGTTACTCTGACTACCGCAAATTCTGTAGTTCGTGGGTTATCTGCTCTTGTTATGGCAGAAGATGATAATGCAGTATAATTTTAATAAATTGTAATGGCAACTAGCGTCACACAACATCAAATTACATTTACGTTTGACTCTGATTACACTGTTGGAACTTACGTTAATGGAGATTATTATGTTGTTGCTCCTAGTGGTCTGACTATAAATTCCATTAGCCCCGCTACAACCGGAACCGGAGCTACGTTTAGGAATGGGTCGATGGTTAATCCGACAACCCAAGAGCAGGCGTTCGACGGAAGAGCTGATTCCTTTAATGAAGGGTTGGCAATAAGTTTTCCTTATTCAGCTTCAGTTGGAGATTCTATTATTGTTGCAACTAGCAATGGAGAGTACATTGGAACTCCAGATGAAAACTACGATAGTCTTGGAAGGTCTAGTTTAGAAACTGTTGCTATTTTAACAGTGGTTTCAACTGCTCCTGCATCTACGGCATTTCGACCTCCTTATGTTGGATCAAGCAAGCCTGTTCATTTGGTCAGTGATCTTAATTTGAGTTTACTTCCTGGGTTGAGTTCATCAAGTGTAACAAATCTACCAACTTTATCTGACCAAATTCGCCGCTTTGAAAGAGTACAGCTTGATTACATTTACAATCCAGCTGGACAGGGCATTCATCCTAGTCAACATATGGCCGCATACGGTGGATACCATGTTAAGTCTATCGGTGAAGCATTTTCTAGGCTTTGCTTAGACGATGGAGAAGCTGCTCTTCAAGACTTAGCATATGGCATTGTTCAATATGGAATAGATTTGTATTACGCAATGTTGAATGGATCTACTGTATGGCCTACGAATGGAGGACATAATCATGGAAGGAAGGCCCCAATGGTAGCAGCAGCCATTCTTCTTGAAAATGCTGACATGAAGGCCCAGATCAAAGAATGGTCTAACACTCACATTGAGGCAAACGCCGACAGGTGGCAGGACGATTGGAGTTTTAGATATTCTGAGGAAGCTAATATCAATTTATACGGAGACACTGGTAGTGAAGCAGATTATTGGAATGCTCAAATAAACGGTGTAGGAAATAAAGCCATTGCAGACCCTTACGGACTAATAGACGGCGGAGAACTTCCTGGAGGTAGCTACCAATCAATAGTCGATCCACCTTCATTAGCATGGTCTTTGTGGGCTAGAAATGTTACTGGTTTCGCAGAAGTGTGGAATAACTCATCTATTACAAGAGGTGATAGAGTTTGGAACTGGGGAACTTGGACACTTGGTGATCCATATCAATATAATGGATCTGGGGTTGAAGATGGTGTTGGTCGCTATCCAACTAGGCATGGAGAAAACCATTTTAGTACAGCATATGATTCAGATTTTACTAAAAGCGTATTTGATACTCATGTTAATAATACGGTTTTCCCTCCAGACATTATTCCTCACAGCAAAAGCGAGGCTAATAATATAAACATTACTCTCAACAGGTTTAGTAGACAAACGCCAAGTGGATACCCGAATTACTGGGATCAATATCCAAGCGAGCCAGCTGACGGAAGTTATCCTTATCTCGATTCGGTTGTAATAAGATATACTATAGACGGCTCAGAACCAACAAGCTCTAGTACAGAATATACTGGTCCATTTGAAATTAGCGATGAGGATGCTGACACAAATGATTATGTAATAATTAAGGCTAAGGCATTTAAAAGTGGGTACGATGAAAGTGCATCAAATGTAGCTTACATTCGAGTACGTCCATACATTAGGCAGGCATTAGTTGAAAACAGTGAGGATTCTTCAGTTACAAGTATTTCTGCTACTTTTGAAAATGTAGCAGAAGAAGGAAACGCTTTGGTGGCAGTCGCTTCTTTGCGAAGCCGATCTACAACAATAACTTTTGACGGCTCTGACTGGACATATTTAGTACAGCATAGTACAGCTCCAAGTGTTTCTATTGCGTATAAGACCACATCAGTATCTGGAGTGCAAACCGTTACAGCATCACACGGGGATTCTTCTCAGAGAATGGCTATAGCTATTTATGAAATTGCTGGGATTTCTGTGGTGGATTCAGCTGTATCTAACACATCAGAAACTGCTGCTAGTTCTACCAAATCCAGCGGTACTGCATCTGCCGTTAAGGGCAACTATGTATCTTTAGCGGTTTGGGGTGGAGATGACAACGGAACATATGTTGGCTCTCATTCCTTTGACAATTCGTTTATTGAAATTGATGATGGGGTGTCTTCACCATTATCATCAAATAGAGCGCGAGTATTTGGGGCTTTTCTTCCTATAAGTGGTTCATCAACTCCAGAATGCACTATTACCGTTGATGGTGGACCGTACTTTAGTGGAGTTGGTGGAAACATTGTTTTTGATGGACTGCCTGAAGGTGTTATTTTGCGTTATAGAGACAAGGAAATTTTGGCTGTTTTGCAAAGATAAAATAGAAATATAAATAACAATGACAGTAATACTATCACTAGCAGCATTTTTAATTTTGACTTACATTCTAGCGGAAACACTAGAACGCTTACGTAAATAATGGACTTCATTCAAGCACTAACTAACGCAGGTACAGGTGGCATTCTTGGAATTGTCGGCTCTGTTGCGTCTGGATGGTTAAAGATTAAGGGCATGAAAGCCCAAGCCGAAATCGAGAGGGAGATGGTAAAGCTCCAAATCGACAAGGGAACTATTGCTGCTGATAGTGCAGACTTCCAAGCGTCTCAGAAAGCAGCCCAGCATGAGAGTGATGCGTTGGTATCTGTAGCCAGCATAGCAGAGAAGCCTTGGCAGAAGGGTCTGTTGATATGGCACTTTGTATTTAAGGGATCTGTGCGTCCATTGCTGGCTGTAGGCGTACACATTCTAGCTGGCATCCTGTACTTCCAGATGCCTGAGCAATACCAAGACATCATTCTCCAGCAAATTTTCACAATAGCATTCGCTTACGGCGGGTGGTATTTCGGACAACGGGACTTAAACAAGAGACTATTTTCAGAATGAACTTACCAGAGGCAGCACATGAATCTTTCTTAAGGGGGTTTGGTTTTTCCCTTGGTGGTTTATTGGCTGCAACGGGTACTATGTTGGACAGGATAGCAGAACTAAACACAATACTTGGAGTGGTTGGTGGAGTCCTTAGTTTGGTATCTACCAGCCTAGGCATATATTTTGTTGTACTTGGAATTAAGATTAGGAAAAAAGAAACGGAGGATAAGTGATATGGCTTGTGGAAAAAGAAAAGGTAAAGGCGGTTACGGATCTAAGGGTGGGAAAAAACGCTAATGAAGTGTTTGTTTGATCTTAAAGATGCAGGAGCTACCGTCATGGCGATATTTGCTAGAGGGTGCAAATGCAAGAAATGTTCCGGTAGAAAAAAGAAGTGATGCCCAAGGACGCTTGCTACAAAAAAGTTAAGGCACGGTACAAAGTGTTCCCATCTGCGTATGCAAGTGGGGCGATAGCCAAGTGTCGCAAGGTAGGTGCTGCTAACTGGGGCAAGCGTAAAAAGAAGTAATGGCTGTTCGGAAGACAAAGGCAGGTGCTGACCTCAAGCGGTGGTTCAAGGAGAAGTGGGTAGATGTACGCACTGGAAAGCCCTGTGGTCGATCTGAGGGAGAGGGACGGGGTACACCCTACTGTCGTCCTTCAAAGCGCGTCAGCAGCCGTACACCAGTC